TTGAGCTTACCGGCCCAGCACAGGCGGTCCTTGAAGAGCGCCACCGCACGTGGCCACTCGGTGGTGTTGCTCCAGGCCCCCATCTGCCAGTTCAAGGTGGCCCCATCCACGATGGTGCCCCCGGAGGCGTAGGCGGTGAAGCTCGTGGAGTTGATGCCGGCGAGCGTCACATTGGCCGCATTCACCACCTGGTTCACGTACATGTTGCCGTTCAACTGCACCATGCCCAGCACGCCAAAGATGAAGAGCGAGTCCCCGATCTGGAAGTTATTGGCGCAGGTGACCACGCAGGGGCTCGCTTGGGTTGCTGCGGTGATGGCGCTTTGGCGGGAGACCACCGCCAGGGGCAACTGCAGCAGCACGTTGCAGGTGACGGTGAACCCGTTCACGTAGGCGGTGATCTCAACGATGCCGTAGTTGCTGTCCGTGTAGAGCCACAGCACCCCAGGTGTCCCATCGCCCACGATGCCGGAGGTGTGCACCGGGGCGTTCACGCCAGAAGTCGCAGCCGTCACGGCCTGGTAGTTGTTGCCGTTGTTGCTCACGCGGGCGCCCGAGGCGTAGGCGACCTGGCCCTGCCAGGGAGTGACCGCGAAGTAGTTGGACTGCAGGCGAATCAGCCGCCCCACATCGGTGGGGAAGAACACCGAGGTGCCGGTGGGCAGGCCATACGCGGTGACGGTGATGCCGTTGCCGCTGACCGCCGAGGCGCCCATCGCAATGTTCGCGTTCGCCACGATGGGCGGCGGGTCCTGGAATGGTCCATCGGGCGGGGCGTACTGCGCGAACTGCCAGTTGGGCGGGGCGTTGGAGAAGCGCGTGAGCGTGTAGGGCGGATAGCCCACCCCGGAAGGCCCCACGCCCGCCTGGCCGCCGGCGACGTACAGCACATCCCCGGACTGCACCAGCTGCAGCGTGAACTCCCCTAAGGAGTCGGTGAGGTCGGCGACCGCGTACGGGCTCGGGATCTCATAGATGGCGGTGGTGGCACTGCCGTTGTACGGGGTGAGCGGGTACCAGAAGGCGCCATTGGGCGGGGCGTTGCCGGTGGTCGCGGCGGTGCAGTAGTAGATGATGCCGCCCGAGAGCGCCAAGTTGCCCACCACGTAGGCGGTGGCCCCTGAGTAGGCGGTGATGCCGGTGGCCAGCAGCGGCCCGTGATTCGAGTAGAAGCGCACGTACTGGTGGCCAAATTCCAGCACGAAGGCCTGCGTTTCGGAGAACTCGAAGCGCACCAGCCAGCACTGGTTCGCGGAAGTTTTGACCGGCTGCACGTAGGCGGTGCCGGGGCGCAAGCTCGCGGGCCCCTGCTTGAGCGCCACAAAGTTTTGCTGGATGTGGGCCGCGATCGGGTACTTTTCGGTATCAACCCGCCCCTCCATCTCCGGGGCAAACTCCCCGCCGTTGAAGGCGGCGATCGCAGGGGACGCGCGACCCACTTACTGCAGCCTCGCGGCAAGCCAGGTGTCATCCGCGTTCGCCGCCGGCGGGTTTACCAGCGCGTTGCTCGCGGTGGCTTCTTTGCGGGCATCCTTCATGCGGCTGGCGGCTAGCTGCTGCTTGGCATCGGAGCCGGTGAGCCGCTCGCAGTTCTTGTAGGCAAGGCAGGCGCCTAAGTACTCGACAAACCAGGGGTCGAACTGGGTGGTGTCCTGCACGTCATAGACGTACAGCAGCGACAGCGGCGCGCCGTAGTCGCACAGGATGTTGCGCCCCTCCACCGAGTAGCTGGCATCGGTAGGTCCTAACTTGTAGTCGGAGAGGTCGAGGCCCGGCCAGATGTCCCCGGCCATGATGATGCGCAGGCAGTCGGTCGGTAACGCGAACTGTTGGGTGAAGGGGCCGGAGACCGGAGCGGCGGTGAGGGCGGGTAAGCTCGCGCGCTTCATGGAGAAGCGCCAGGTGGCGCGTCCCGTCAATCGGGCACGGCGCTCAAGGTCGTAGGTGGAGTTGATGGCGCGCGCCGCATTGGAGTTGTCCGCGAAGCTGGCGATCGAAGGTTTCCCCAGGATCTCCAGGCAGATGTTGGCGATGTCCACCTGTGAAGCCATGGGCGCTTAACCTGCCAGAGCAGGCGGGCACATGCTAGGTGTTGATGCGGATGTTCGGCCGCTCGGGACCGATGTAGGCGCGCAGGAATACCCACACGATGTTGGCGGCCGAGGCGGTAAAGACGAAAGGCCCGTCGACGTTCAGCACCGGCTCAGGCGGGGTCCATACCACATCGGTGGTGATCTGCCCGGAGATGAGGAGCGAGGCAGCAGCGCCTGCGGAATCCTTGAACCCAGCGATGGTAAGCGTGGTGGCGGTCACCGCGGTCAAGGGGATATACACCCCCATGAGTTCGGTATCATAGGCAGACCCGGCAAGCGCCCCGCCTAGGACGCCGGCAACGCACTGCACGGCCGCGGCGGACGCCAGGCGCCGGCCGGTGGAGGGGTCGAGACTGACTCGTCCGGGCATCGTGCTACTCCAGCACGTTGGTGTCGCGGATGAGGTACTCCTCCAGGATCCGGATGAGCTGCTGGATTTCCCCCTTCTTCGGCGCGCGCGTGCCGGTCGTGGACTGCGCATCGGTGACCGAGGTCACGGTCTGGTCCATGCGGATTTCCACCGAGCCTGCAGCCGGGGCGTTGTTTGCCGCGACCACCGTCTCCTGCGTGCCGCCCACCAGGATGCTGTAGCTGACCGCTGCCATGGCTTAGCGGATCCAGCTGTACTGCAGGGCGATCTTGCCAGCCGCGGTGGGCGCGGTGGTGGCGGTCAGGCACAGCAAGAAGAGGTACTCCGGGTCCGTGAGGTAGCCCAAAAGCTCCCACACCCGCAGGTTCTCATTGCCGGCGGTGTAGGCCACCGCGCCCACGGTGGGGGTGTACTTGGAGGCCCAGGTGGTCTGCGCCGCGGCGGTGGAGATGCCGGTGCCGAAGATGAGCTGCGCATTGGGGATCGGGATGGAGGCAGGCGCTGCCACAACCGCACCACCGGTGGTCCAGTTGCCGGACGGGGGCGCGGAGTTGGTGTTGCCGGTCGTGCAGTAGTAGACGATACCCAGGTACTGCACGACGTTGCCCGGGACATACGCGGTGGTGCTGTTCCAGGTGTTCAGGTACAGCGCCTGATTCAGCGCCTGCTGATTGTTGAGGTACACGCCCATCGTCCACACACCGGCGGTGGTGGCATCGTTCTTGAGCTGGATGTCCTGCACGCGAACCCCGGAGGGCAGGAACGCGAACTGGTAAATCGAGCCGATGGAGTCGGTCGCGGCCGCCGCGACGATGCCGCAGCCGATGGTGTCCGAGCCACCCGAGATGTACCCGGAGGTGAGGACACGCGGCTGGGCGGAGTAGTTGGCGACGATCGGTGAAGGGGTGGTAACCAGGGCCATGGGATCTCCTTAAACGCAGTTGTGAGCAGTCTCTGCGAAGCCTACCGGCACCACACCTGGGTGACGCGCTTCTCTTCCAGGCGGGTCGCACCCGCGGTCATGTACACGTACGCCTGCCAGGGCTCCGACTGCAAGTCATGGCGCTGGCTGATGTTGGTGCTGATGTCGTTCCAGATGCCAAGGTGCATGCCCTCGCGCTGCCAAATGTGCACCTTGGTGGAGGTGCCCGCCTGGTCATCCGTGCCGGTCACCAGCCGCTCGGAGCGGATGAAGGTGATACCGAGGAAGAACTTGACGCGCCCCTCCACCAGCACCGGGGTGTCATTGAAGTCCCGGGAGATGACCTGGGCTTCCGCCAGCAGGTTGTCCAGCTGCCGACCGCCGGCCACGCACACCAGGCCCGAGTTCGGGTCGCCCGGGTCCTCCTCGTCATCCGAGTAGGCCTCGTTCTGTTCGAGGATGAGCTTTGCCTGGCGCAGCTTCGCCACCGTCAACCCGGTGGGGGCGGTGGCGCCTTGCTGCACGGAGACGATCTCACCCGCAGGGAGCACGATGGCGTTCTGACCGGTGACGCCGGTCTGGGCGGTGCCACCCAGCGCGGCGATGATGAGGTCATCGTACTGACGATTGGCCGCGTTCTTGGCGTTGTTGACGAACTTGCCCTTCGGGTCGATCAGGAGGCGCAGCTTGTCGAAGTTATCGAACAGCTGCGGCAGATCGTAGTCGGAGGGGTACACCCAGCGCCGGTCGGTCGGGGCATCCACGCGCTGCATCGGGCCGTAGCGCTGGGTGACCGGCTGCATCGACACCTGGCCCACCTGCTCGACAGGGGAGGCGGCCTGGCCGACATACTTATCCTCAGTGACCCACTTGCGCAGGCGGCTGCCCTTTTGCTGGACGAGCTCGTTGAGGATCTTGGCGTACTGCTGGACGTAGAACGTGACGATGTTGGTTGACACGGCATTCCCTTCGAGAGGTGACAGTTGAACTATCGGTTCTCGAAGGCCGTATCCACGTTGCCGTGGGGGCGCTTCTGCCTGGTGGGCACCAGGATCAGCGTGGCTTTGCCACCGTCATCGGGGGGCAGGTCCTGCCCGTGTCCGCGTCCGTGGGAGGAGACGCTATCTAACGGCGCGGGCACATGCAAGGGGGTTCAACACGGGTGAGCGGCTGCCGAACAGTCCCGCCCACCCTACACGGGTGGAATCGTTATAGTGTGTCCAGCTCCGCGGACTGGCGCTCTAGGCTATCGAGCAGCTCACTTAGCTGATCGATGCGGCCCTTCAAATCCCCGAGGCTTGCCGTGGAGGCGTAAGGCTCCTTGGCCCCGGGCGCCGCTGCGCGGTTGGGCGGTGGCGGGGAGCCGAACACGCGCGAGACGGTGAGCTGCAGCCGCTCGCTCACCGTGTTCGCGCGTGCGAGCTGGCTGCCCAGATGATTGTACAGCTCCGCCAGGGCGTGATTGGCTTCTACTGCTGCAAGGCACGGACGGCCCTGTGCCTGCTGTCCTGCGCCGTTCATGCCCCACCCTGATCGGAGCCGGCGCCTTCGCCCTCGCCACCCGTCTGAGACTGGGACTCACCGGCTTGCTGCTCACCGGCGGGCACAGGCGTGCTGAAGTCCACCTCGTACTCTGCGCCAATCTGCGGCAGCTGTGAGCCCTTGGGCAACCGCAGGACCATCAAGCCTCCGGGGTGCTCGGTATGGAACTGCACCTGCTCATGCTCGGGCAACCCCGTGTCATGAGAGTGCACCTTGACCTTGATACGCATGATAACTCCTTACTGTTGGGTAGCCATGCCGGCGACGATGATGTCGCGCAGCTCCAGACACTTCTTCTCGTAGGTGGTGCGCCACTCGTAGTCGGAGATCTTGCCTTCCGAGCGCTGCGCCTGGATCCGATCGTACTCCGCCTGAGCCGCCGCAGCCCCGCCGACGAAGGCGGCCGGGTTATCCCCGCCGGCAAAGCGCGCCTCGCCATTGGCAGCTCCCAGCTTCCACATCATGGTGAGGTACTTCGGCGTCCCCAGCACATTCTCCAGCACCCGAAGCTGAAGGTCCGAGAGCCCCCCGGACTCCTTGGCAAGCCAGGCACTGCCGCGGGCGGCAAAACTCATCCGCTCCTTGAAGTTCGCGCCCCAGGTGTTTTGAAGTTCGGCGAGCGCGGCGGCGGAGACGCGGTCCTCCTCGGCCTTGATCGAGGCCTCCATCTTCTGCACCGCCCGCTCATAGCCTTGCGCCAGGCGCGTGGCCATGGCGGCCGGCACGTGCGCAGCGAACATCTCCTCGGCCATGAAGGTCTTGAACTGCGGATACGGATTATCGGCGGGCAGCGGAATCTCGTACTTGTCGGCCGACTCCGGCACCCCGGTCAAAGCATTCCAGGCGGCAATGGACTGCGGCTCCGGAGGCGCTACGGTTCCGTCCGGCTTTTTGGTCTCCACCGGATACCCTTTGCCGGCACGCAAGGTGGCCGCCTCGCGCTCCAGTTGCTGGGCGGTTTTCGCCAGCACGAAGGGGGTCTCGTAGCGCTTGTTGGCCGCCCAGTCGCGCACCTCCTTCTGTTCGGGCGCGGTCCAGGTGTCCCAGAACCCGGCCGGCACGGCCTGCGTACCCGGGGCCGCTCCAGGGGCAGCGCCGCCTCCACCGGCGGGTGCGGCTCCAGCGCCCCCAGGAGGGGTGGAACCGCCGGCAGGGGCGGCGCCGCCCGCGGAACTAAGGGCTTGGGATGCTGGCGTTGACATGGGCTGTCTCTCTCCACTCAATGAGGTCGTGTATGGCCTGCATCGCCTCGCGCCGGCCCTCTTTGATGCCGGTGCGATAGATGTCTGTCTGCCCCGTGGTGTCCACTTCCCGGATCAGCTTTCTGTAGTTACAGAAGCGCTCCAGCTCCTCCAGCATGATGGTGCCCAGCGGGGTGCGGGCGCCAGGGGGGCCGAAGGTGGCGAGAAAAGCATCACGGACCTTGCGGTAGCGGGCGCGCTGGCGCTCTTGTTCGAGGCGGTTGGCCTCATCGGTAGTCAGCGCATCCTGTGGCATAACCCCAAGGGTATCGCCTAGACCCTACGGGTTGCAAGCTCGTGCAGCGCTGCGACCAGTGCCTTCAGGTCCGTGCACAGCTCCCCGATCGCGGCCACCACGGATTTGTCCGTCTCCACATCCTCGCGCACGGCCTTTAAGAGCTTCTCGGTTTCTGCCTGCATGGTGACATGCAGCGCCGCCACCGCCCCGTGCACCACGCCTGCCACGGCCTCCGGAGTTAAGTTCTTGCCGATCTCATGCAGCTGCCGCTCATGCTCATCAAGCCTGAAGTGCGCCTCCGGATCCGCAGGACCCGTGGCCGCGGGCTTCGGAGTCAGCGGCTTATCCACGCCTGGCTGTTTCATCACTGCCATGCCATCTCCGTATTGCCCGTGAGGGGGAAGGGGATGTTGCGCTTCATCGGGGTGGTGAGCATGACGGAGTTGGGCTGCACGGTGACCTTCTTCGGTACGCTCTGGGCGACCTCAACGCCTGCCACCACCGCGGTGATCTGTAGCGTGTAGGTGAGGGCATCGGTCACCACGCCCACCGGCGGCATGGACTGCGGGCGTGCGGAGTTGTTGGGCGTGGGGGCGACCGCGGACTGTGAATAGGTCGCATCCTGTAAGCCCGAGATTGTGGCGGAGCGCGTGGGCGCCACCACGTTCTGATTGAGCACCCCGTTCACGTAGACATTGTAGGAGGCGGGGGTGATGCCGACGAACGCCGGCCAGGCGACATAGACGGACCCTCCGCCATTGTCCTGAACGTGCGGGTTGACGGGACTGGTGCTCACGCGGCCACCTGGGCAGGTCCTGCAGCGCTGGCCGCCTGAGCGGCCTGGGCCAGGTTCTTAACCCCCATGGCGACCTGGGGCGCACCGGCGGCGGCTTGCTGGTCCTGCTGCTGCTGGGTGGCCTGCTGGAGGAGCGCCTGGACCTGATCTTCCGAGCGGATGAGCTTCGGCGGGCAGCCGCGGATGAGCGCCATCTCCCGGCCCGCATCGTGAAAGTCCATGAGCATCAGCACCGATTTGTCCAGGTTCGCCATCTGCGCCAGGTCGGCCACCGTGTTCATGATGGCAGTGCCCTCTTCCGCCCGCAGGGCACGGGCGAGCGGTGAGGTGTAGGTGATGCGAAGCCCGCGTCCGGAGCGCAAGAGCTCCATCGGCGGGGGCGGCAGCTGCTGGGCATTACCCAGGACATCAAGCTCGCGCTGGATACAGGGGCCTAGAAATTCGGATTGCTGCCGGCCCATCGCCGGGGCAATGAGCTCCCCTTTTTCCTGGGCCCGCAGCAAGGCCTCGGTGGCCGTCATATTGGGGTTTTCGACCAGGATCTGGAAGAGGGTGTTTAAGAACGTGTCGCGCACGCTCTGGCGCCTGCCCTCGCTGTACTCCTTGGCCACCTGGAAGTTGGACTTGCTCTCAAACGGGACGGCGAGCGGCTGGCCCTGGTCAGTGAGCATGCCGTAGTTCATCGCCCCGGAGCGCTGATTGAAGGGCTGCAGCACCGATTCTTCAGCCAGCATGATGGGCGGGTCGACCGCCTTCTGCGCTGCGCGCATGGTGGTCTTGTCGATCTCATTGAGCGTGCGCACGTCCGGGAAGCAGGTGGTGGCGGGCCCTCGCCCGTAGGATTCCCGCGGGGCCATGCGGTAGCGGCCCACGGCGCAGGGGAAGGTGCGGTAGCTCCCGCGCTCGAGCACCGCCTTGTCCTGGATGGAGATGTACCAGGACTCGAAGCGCTTGCCCCGATCGCCATAGGCGAAGGGCGTGAACTCATCGTTCGGGCGGATGCAGTGCAGGAACTCGCACTCCGCGTACTTCTGCTTGGCGTAGGTCTGGGCGACCGCCTGGGGCACCCGATCCTTGCCCCAGTGCTGGATGGCCTGTTTCGCGGTGTAGCGGAACTTCCGAAAGACGGTGTCGACCATCCCCTGGTGGTTCAGCGACCACACCAGCTCCGAGAGGGGCACCGAGCGGTAGCGCAGGCAGGTGCCGGGCACCTCATCGATGAAGAGCAGGTCATTGCCAAAGGCCCCGAGTGACATGTAGCACTCATCGGTCTGGCTCGCAAAGTTCGCCTCCGGATGGTAGCGGGCGGCGAAGAGGATCTTGTTGACCGCGTCCAGGTACTGCTCGACCGCCGGCACACCCCGCAAGGATTCGTCATCCGCCTCCAGTTTGTGCCACACCTGGGAGCGCGGGGTGAGCATCGCCTCCATGGCCGCGGCGAAGCGCTCATTGGCGATGATGGCGGTGGAG